GAGATGACGAGCATGCTTACTGAAGCTCGTCAATCTGGAAAAATTCTGACTCCCAAAGAGGTGAGTCAGGCCTTGGCCCAAAAACGCAAGGAAATAAAAGGGGCCGAGGAAAATCGCATCTCCTTTGATGAGGGGGTGCATTTGACAGAGGCGGATGTCTTCCACCGTCTCAGTCTTGCGAAGCGCTTCATGGCGCATAAGCGAGACCGGACTCTGGTGGACGTTTTAATGCCTACTGAACATGAAGTTGTTCGGTATCCAGGCACCCGCCCTGATGGGACGTTGCAGATGTGCGTGTCTGCCCTTCCACGCATGTCTGAGGAAGCAGCTAGGAGGCTGCTTGAGAAGGGGTGGAAGAACTCCAAAAATGTCTCTTTGGACATCGGGGTTACTTCTTATATGCCATATGGTGCGCCCATAGTTGCATTTATGACTATCATGGATGGGCGTACTGATGATCCACAAGAGGCAGCACTTTGTGCGAATTATATGGATCTTGGACGAGAAAAATCCAAGGTGCTGTCTCTACCACTTGTCACTATCCCTCTCTCTGAGATTGAACATGACCAAGGCATTCTTGATTGCCTTTATATTGTTACATATTTCCATGGTGTTCAATCTTACCAGCCTGGCACTTTAATGATGAGTTATGGAACTCTTGAGTTTCAAGAGTATTCTAATAACTCTTTCACAACTGCAACCCGGGTTCGTGAGAGTTGGGACCAGATTCTCAAACGCAACGAGAATCTTGGTAAAAGGGTTCATGCCGGCATCGGGGTGCTTGGCACAATTGAAAAAGAAATGGACCAACAGCTTGAGGATTTCCCCGCCATAAACTTGGAAACTAGGCCACGACCTGTTGTGCGAACTTTTCAGAATGCACAACAACCGTTGCACAAGACTAGGTCTATGCGAATTGGCACCACTTCTTTTAGTGGTAACACTGGTAGGACTGTGCTCCCGCCAGTTGTTAAAACTTATGAAGATGGGAATGCCAATTTTGACTCCTTTTCATCCAAACCACGTCACAGCTCTGCTTGTACTGCGCATTTGATGTGTGCTGTGACGGTTGTCCCTGATCCCACTTGTTGTGGGACATTGTCCTTTAAAGTTCCCAAAGATGCAAAGAAAGGAAAGCATCTTGGAACTTTCGACATTCGGCAAGCCATTATGGATTATGGTGGTTTGCATTCTCAAGAATGGTGTGCAAAAGGTATTGTTAACCCCACTTTTACAGTGAGGATGCATGCCCCACGCAACGCCTTTGCAGGCTTGTCTATAGCGTGCACCTTTGATGATTACAAACGCATAGACTTGCCAGCGCTTGGGAATGAATGTCCTCCCTCTGAGATGTTTGAACTGCCTACCAAGGTTTTCATGCTTAAAGATGCAGATGTGCATGAATGGCAGTTCAACTATGGGGAACTTACAGGACATGGGTTGTGCAATTGGGCAAATGTAGTTACCCAGCCCACATTGTACTTTTTTGTTGCCTCCACGAATCAGGTGACGATGGCTGCTGATTGGCAGTGTGTTGTTACCATGCATGTGGACATGGGGCCCGTCATTGATCGTTTTGAGTTAGATCCAACCATGACGTGGCCTATTCAATTGGGTGACACTTTCGCCATTGATAGATATTATGAGGCGAAAGAGATTAAACTTGACGGGTCAACCTCTATGTTGTCTATATCTTATAATTTTGGAGGTCCCGTCAAGCATTCTAAGAAACATGCCATTTCATATTCCCGGGCAGTTATGTCTAGGAATCTTGGGTGGTCTGGCACTATAAGCGGAAGTGTCAAGGGTGTTTCTTCTCTATTTTGTACCGCTTCTTTTGTTATTTTTCCATGGGAGCATGAAACACCTCCAACCTTACGTCAGGTGTTATGGGGCCCACATCAGATAATGCACGGAGATGGCCAATTTGAAATTGCTATCAAAACTCGTCTTCATTCAGCTGCTACAACTGAAGAAGGGTTTGGCAGACTTGGTATACTCCCGTTCTCTGGGCCTATAGCTCCTGATGCCCATGTTGGGTCGTATGAGTTTATTGTATATATAGACACTTGGCGACCCGACTCTCAGGTGCATCCTCCCATGTTTTCTAGTGCGGAGCTTTATAATTGGTTCACTTTAACCAATTTGAAACCAGATGCGAACACTGGCGTGGTCAATTTTGATATTCCCGGATACATTCATGACTTCGCCTCTAAGGACGCAACTGTGACGCTCGCATCAAACCCCCTCTCTTGGCTTGTTGCAGCTACTGGCTGGCATTATGGTGAGGTGGATCTCTGCATCTCCTGGTCAAGGTCTAAACAGGCTCAGGCTCAGGAGGGTAGTGTCTCCATTACCACTAATTATAGAGATTGGGGCGCTTACTGGCAAGGCCAGGCCCGGATTTATGATTTGCGACGTACTGAAGCGGAAATTCCCATTTTCCTGGGTTCTTACGCTGGTGCGACGCCTTCTGGTGCCTTGGGTAAGCAAAACTATGTCCGGATCTCAATTGTCAATGCTAAGGACATAGTTGCATTGCGAGTGTGCTTGCGGCCCAAATCTATAAAATTCTGGGGTCGCTCCGCCACTTTGTTTTAGAATGCCTTTAATTAGGTGTTTTGTGTGTTGATTCTTCTAACCAGGATTGGTAGCCCTACTGGCATTAGTTTGTTGGTAACCATGCTATACATGGTTGGTTAGATAGAAGCGTCAATAAACCGGGACTTTAATTAGTTCCGTTTTAGGTTCCTGCCCTTACTAGGGTGGTCCGGTCCTTAGGTGGATCGGGAAGCTGTATAAACTCAGCTTCTTGGGGGTGAGAG